GCCCCCTCTGGCTGGGTCCACGACCGGAAGGACGAGAAGTAGACGCCGCCCTGGCTGGTGGTCGACCACAGCAGCACGCGGGTTGGCTTCTTGGGCCCGTCCGGCAGCTGGATGCTGATGATCTTGCCGACGGCGTCGGTGTAGTACGTCCTCGAGCGGCTGCTCGGCACGTCGCCCTCGCGGGCCCGCCACACGGGCCGCAGCTCCTCGGGCGTATAGGCGCACGGGTACGGGTCGGGCGCGTCCTTGGGCAGGTCGGCGTCGTAGGCCAACGGTGCAGGCGGGTCGAACGGGACGACCGCAGTGGGCGGGGGCACCACGACCGGAGGGGACAGGGAAGGTCCCCCACGGGCTTGGCGCGGATCCCCCCGCCCTTCTGCAGCTTCTCCGTCGTCGTCATCACCAGCCGGAACGGCGGCAAGGCTTGAGAGGCTGTAGCGCCTGGCGTACGTCAGCGCCGAGCCGATGGCCTGCGGAGTCGGTCGCTCAACAGGCAGGCTCAGGGTCGCGGCGAACCACTCGCCGCTGTCGGCGTGCACCAGCGTGGTCGTGCAGCATGCGCAGCCGTCGGTGAACGACGATGCCTGCAAGATGGCGATGCCGTTGGCCGCCAAGTGGGGACGACAGGCTTCGTCGATGGCCGCCAGGTCGGCGTACCGGCTGCGGAAGTGCGGGTTGGTGGCGTCCTTGATAGCCGGGCGGATGGCCCGCTGGGCGGCTGCGAGCGCCTTGGCGATGGCGCCGATGGTCTCGCTGTGCTTCAAGCCCCCACCTCCCCATACATCCAGCCAGTTTGCGGGTCGATGTCGGACAGGGGCAGGCCGTCGTCGGCCAGTTCAGACAATTCAGGACGTTCCATGTGAGTGACTCCAAACCACACGACGGAGAAGACGCAGACGGCACCAAAAGCCGCCTGCGGGAGTCAAAGTCAACGTCCGTCTTTTACGTCCGCTTTCCGGAATAACCTTCAAAGCCAAGTGTTATCGCAAAACAGAACACATATTCTCGGACGTGAAGACAGCCTAAAAACGCGGCTTTTGGGCGTTGCCAGTGACCTTAGTTACCAACGGTGTGGACGTTGGTTATCACTTGATATCGTCACTCTTTGCACCTGTCTATAGGTCCGAGGTGCGATTATCCACTTTTTCGGCCACAACACGGCTTCGGCGGCTGGGTGTCGACGGTGACGGCAACCCACTTGCCGAGCGGGCACGACTCGCCGGCCACGCGGATCTTGGCGCCAGTGAAGCAGCCGCATGCCAGGCACCGGCCGCAGTCGTGCTGTTCGCACTGCTGGCAGAACGCCCAGCGGGCCTGCACCTCGGCCACTGGTGCTGCCTGCACGCCTAGCGCTGCCTTGGCTACGCCTACAGCTCCGCGGACCATGTCGCCAAGCCCTGGGCCCTCGGTGACCTCGGGCTCGCCGCTCGGTGTCATGCGCCAGCGCTTCATGGGGTCGTCCTAGTTACGGTGAGCAGGCGCTTGATGCCCAAACGCTCTGCCTGCTCCATCGAGAGCACAGCGGGCGTCGGCGGGCTTGCGGACACGCACGGCTCGCACTCGTCGTCGACGATTGACGTTGGCGAGACTCCCGACGGTCCAATCGACGTACCAACACCGGTGGACAATGGGTCTCCGAACGTATCCCATGGGCAGTAGTCGTTGGAAACGACCATTAGGTCCCTACTTGGACCTGGGGTGTCATCGGAAATGTAAGCCGCGAGCAACGTAAACGTGCGCACAGCTGAGGTTCCAGTCACCAAATACAGACGTTCATCGACTGGCCCCTCGTAGATGCAGACGACGCTTTGCGTCCAGTTGTACGGCGATCCCTGCGTGCGGTCGAAGTCGTGCGTGAAGCTGTTCCACACGTAGGTAATCGGATACACCACACGGCGAACGGTGAACGTAAAACGCAGCGTGCTTCGGCAGCAGCACCTTCCAGCCGAACAAGGGATGCCACCGCTGCCACCGACCGGCTGAGTGCATGGCCCGCAATCGGTAGCCGGTCCGTCGCAAATGTTCTCCCGGTGCCGATATGACATCGAGTTGACGTTAGATCCGCTCGACAGCGTCACCTGAAACGTCGACTGCGAGTTACGCCGGATGAGCAGTTGCCCCGATCCAACGGTTAGCGCCCCAAAATCTACGGCCGTTTCAACGTCTGCTGACCATTCACCAGCTTGAAGTGAATAACCGGGCGGAGGAGGATTGACCAGCAGGGCATAGTGAGTCGAATCCTGACTATCTTCGCCAGCTGGACCAGGACAGGCACATGTCCGCGGGAGTGTGGTACATCCGTTGTATGTGAATCGTTTGTTGTCTGTACACCTTTGTGAGTACAAAACCAAGGGCAGTTGCTTGGCTGAACTAACGACTGTGTAACACGGATAGTTTGTCCGTTGCGACGTGAGGATGGGCCGCCCCATCCGATCCCAATACTTCTCGACAAAGGATGCGATCGGCGAATTGGTACAGAGCGCCGATTGATCGCAACAAAATGGATAATCATACGCAGACGTATATCCAGCCTGAACCTCCACTTGCGGGTTCAGTTGAATATCTGTGATGGCAGACAATGAGAAATTGCCTGCAATAGCCGCTGTGTCTATTGAAGCCGTGTACGTGAAATCGCCCAGCCCGGTGTACGGCACTGGGCAATCGTCGTTGGCAAAGCAGCCCTCACAACAGCAGGTGCGGAGCAGCGTCACTTCTTGAACTTCGACAGCGGGAACAGGTTCCCGGCGACGTACCCACAAACGCCAAGAAGCAGAGCGAACCAAACGCTACCGATGAAACTGGCCATGGTCATTTCCTCTTCCGGCTGGGAGTGCGAATCGGCGCGGCACGCCGGAACGCCGCGTCAAACGTCGGGTCTGCTCGGCGCAGCTCGGCCACCGCGGCCACCGCTTGCTCAGGCGTTAGATCGATCAGGCTGGCCGTCAGTTCGGCAGCTCGGCGCTCGGTCGGCGTCACAATTCCCAGCCAGCCCTTGATCAGCCGCCCGACGCCGGTGTGCCACACGATGAAACCGACGCCGAGCACGGCCAGGGCGATGCAAACCCAGACGAGGGGGGCCACCCACCAGGGCACCTGGTCCTCAACGCCTGTCAGCGCCATGTAGATCATGTCCACGGCGTCGAGGATACGCGCCTGCTCGCCCTGCCCGGCCTCGGCTTCACCGCGAATCGTCGGCAGGCTTGGTTCCGGTTGTGTCGTTTCGGTAGCGATGCGCTCGAAGCGTCGGCCGCTGCTGTGCGCGAGTTGCCGGACGGCGGTGGTATTGGCAGCAATCCGCTCGCTCGGACCAGCGCAGGAGCTCGCCACGACAACGACGATGGCGGCTAGCCATCTCATGGCTCCGCGGGCTCGGAGAATTGCGTGCCGTCCCATTCCCAGCCGATGCTGCAGGCTTGGCCGTCGGCCAGTTGGATGGCCTCGGCGCCAGCCGGTGGGGCCCAGCGGGCCGTGTCACCGTCCCACAGGATGATGTTGTCCACGATGCCGCCCTGCACGATTGCCCACCGCATGCTGCCTCCTCAGTAGTACGTCACGAACACGACGAGCCCGCCGCCACCGGCGCCACCGGCGCCCGAGTTGTAGCCGTTCTCGCTGCCAGCGCCACCGCCACCGCCGCCACCGATGCCACCCGCTCCACCCGGCTGTCCGGCCATGGCAAGGCCCGAGCCGCCGCCTCCGCCGCCGGTGCCCACTACGCCGTTGCTGTAGCCCGCCTGGGCGTCCTCGGGGTCGTCAGTGTTGCCACCTAGGGCGGTCGATCCGATGCGGGCAGTGCCCGACCCGTCGCCGCCGACGCCGTACAGGTTGGCAGCCGACAGGCCAGCGCCGCCACCACCGCCGCCGCAGCCCTTGGCGTACGTTGCTGCCGCCACGCCGTTGCGCGTGCCGCCTGCGCCTCCTGCGCCGCCGTCGAACAGGCCGCCGGTCTGCGCGGCGCCAGCCGAGCCACCAGCGGTCGTGCCTCCCTGCCCGAGAGACCCGCCGACCGCTCGGCCGTAGGTGCCAGGGGAATCGCCCAGGCGCGTGGTGCCACCGTTGCCTCCCGAAGCTCCGTTCGTGCTGTCGGTAGTCCTGGCTGCCCCGGCGGTTCCGCCCGCTCCGATCGTCACGGCAAGCGTGGCTGGCAGGTCGGCCGCCTGCCAAGTCGTCTCGGTCACTGCGGCGCCACCGCCGCCCCCACCGCCACCTCGAGCGCTCGAGGCCGCCCCGCGGCGCCCGCTGCCGCCTCCACCGCCGCCGCCAACCATGATGGCCCAGACGACCTTGGCGCCGGCCGGCTTAGTCCAGGTGCCGCTCGAGGTGAACGCCTCGACCGTCGCCTTGCGGCCGTCGATCTTGGCGATGGCTGGGCCGGTTACCTCGAGGTAAATAGCCCCGTCCGCCGTGTTGACGGCCAGTTCCCCCTCGAGCAGCTGCGCCGTCGTTGGCACCGCTCCCGCCGTGCTCGAGCGCTTGAGCCGGATTTGGTCAGACATCAGTAGGTCCCCCCGTCAACCGAAACCGTCAGGGCCGACACGCACTCACCGTCATACTGGTTCATGCGCTCAAACAGCGCCACGGTCACCCCGCCAGCCGTGTAGACCATGGCAGCCATCACGAACGCGCCGTTGGGCACCGGCTGCAGCGTGAAACCGGCTGCGTTTGCCCGCGTTGCATTCACGCCACCGGCCGCCGTGCCTGCGGTGTTGCCGTACTCCGCCAGGTTGTAGGCCGTCACGCCGATGGCGTCGGTCTCGGTAATGGTCGTGATGTTGGTGGGCGTAGCCTGCGGCTGGGCCTTGCTCAGGGTGTACGTCCACCGGTTGGATGTCAACAGCGTGCTGCCGGTCACTGTCATGGGGTGCCAGGACACGACCGACCCACGTTGCAGCAGCAGGTTCTCGAGTTGGCCACGGTTGGCCGTGACGAACTGCGCCGCCTCCACCATGAGGTTGTAGGAGTCGGCCGACTGCCCGACCGGAGCGTAGACCGACGGTTGTAGGAATCCGGTCATGGCCAAGCGGGCTTGGGGTTGGACAGAATGTCGAGCACTTCGGTGGGGAGGATCACGCCCGCCGTGTGGAATGCAGCCGTGTCGGGGTATGCCTGGTACCACACTACCTTTGAGGTGGCCTTCATCGTGGAACCGCCGACGCTAATCGTGGTGTCCGGCCAAAGAGAACCATCTACCGGGTTGCGCATCGGCGTTTGTTCTAAGTGGAACCACTCGTCGTACAGAAACGTGTACACGTCCATGCTGACGGAGTCACTCACGTAGCGCCGCTCGTACGACTGGAACAGGACGGTTCCAGCGGCGTAACCGGCGAACGCTGCCGAATTTCGTTTCAGCAGGTCCTCGGTGATGTTTGCAGGCACGTTGGTGTAGCCGAGCGCCGAGTTGCTGTCGTTTACTAGGAACTCGACCCGGAACAGCTCCTGCCGCACAGACCTAATGAACGGCGTGCCCATGATGTTCGTGACGGTGCCGCTGCTAATCAGCGTTGTTGGAGGCCATGTAATGGTCCCGTTCGTTGGAAACGACGCCGCAGCCGGTCGGATGTATTGCGAAGCCTTGCGCTCGGCACTTTGCAGGCTCGTCTTGACGCCCCGAAACGGCGCCACGCCGACCACCGGCCCCTTGGCGATCGATGTCACCATGTAGGTGTTGGCGCGGTCGGGGTGGGTTTCCACCCTGATGTCCTGCACGATGAACTGAGCAAGGCCGCCGTCGATGGTGCCAAGCGCCAGCCTGGTCCCAAGCGCCTCGATTTGGTCGAACGGTGCAGTTTGTGCCTTGATCGAGTTGTAGACGTTCCAGCTGTCCTCGCTGGTACCGACGTAGGCCGGGTCGTCCTGCGCCACGAGAAACCGGGTGGTGTGCACGGCCTCGGTCGGTTCCATGCCGATGGTCAGGGACTGCTGGTTGTGCTGTCTGAATACTTGCCACGCCATCAGCGGCTCCTATCGGTGTTCTGCTTGATCTGCTCGAGAACGCGCAGCAGCTGTAGGTTCAGCGACTCGAGCCGCCCGGTGTCACCGCTTGCCATTGCGAAGCCAGTTTCGGCACGTATGGCCGATTCCTGCATTTGCAGTTTCTCGAGGTCGCTGGCACCGGCGCCGCCGCCGAGCATGCGGAAGCCGATTCCCATGTCCTGCAGCACCTTGTCCAGATGTCCACCGAAGCCGTAGGTGGCGTTTGCTATGTACGCGCCCGGATCGGTGAAGAAAGACTCAATGTTCCTCGCTTGCCTTCCAGCCGGTGACGTAGCCCGCAGCGCGGTAGCGATTTCCCGCTGTGCCCCACGCTCGATCCGTGCGGCACCCGGCTCGTCCATACCCAATCCGACCATCCTCTGACCAGCAGCCATCTTGGCATGCAGTGCGTCAATCTCGGCCTTGATCATCCGCGTGGAGAATGGCTTGGTCATTTCATCGAGCGTCTTCCGCGCCTCGATGTTGGCCTGGTAGAACGAGCCGATGGCCTGAAACAGCGGGCTGGCCATGGCAGCGCCGACAAGGTTCTGCATGCGACCGAATTGGCCGCGGATGAGCTCGAGCTGAGCCGTGGCCTGCTGGCCCATCTTGCGCAGGCCGGTCACGTCGGCGTCGATCCCGATTGAGAGTCCTAGCTTCGCCACGTTGCCACCTTCCCAAGAGTTGCCATCCAGTCAGTCTGCCCAGGCTTGCGCCATGGTTCCACCACCGTCTGAGGCTGACGAGTCAGCCCGTACGCCAGGACCGTCAGCAGCCGCTCGACGCGGTCGGCTGCGGTCCACTCCAAGGGTTTGCCATCACCCCCTGGACGAGTGCCATGGCCACATGCACGTCCAGCGCTGTCGAGCCCGGCACGCCGTCCACCCGAGTGCACGACTCGAGCACAAACGCCTGTTTGGCGTCCTCGTCCAGCTGCTCGACCTTCCGCCACTCGCCGACCGTAATGGGCCGGACCTCGAGCATGGCCGGGTAACCGGCCACCGCGTCGCTTGTGAACTTGCGCCAGGTCATGCCCGAGCCGCCGTAATTTCGCCGACGTACTGCCAGGTCACGGTCGCCTGGTGCACGGTGTCGTTGGTGTAGTTCGGGCTGTAGCCGGTGATGATGGCGTTTCCGCTGAAGTCGACGCCTCCACTACCGGCGCCGCTGGCGAAGATGACCACAGTAACCGCCCCCGTAGATGGCGTGGCCCCGCAGAACTTCTGCGCGAGCGTCAGCCCGGTGGCGTTGTCCGTGTGGATTGTCGCCGACCCAGTCACGGTCGGACGGCCCTGGATGGCCGTACTCAGTACCGAGTTGAGGGCCGTAGCGTCCACCACAGCGCTGCTGGCCGAAATGCTGATATCGGTGGCGTCCACGGGGGTGCCAGCGATGCTGATGCTTGTGCCGTTTGCGATGAATGCCATGTCTTAGCCTCCTGTTGCCCAGATGCGGTACGTCTGACGGACCACCCGCGGGCCGTCGTCGGTGCCTTCCTGATCGTCCATGCGCTCAACGTCCTCGCCGTCGGTGGCGCTCCACTGAATCTTTGTTCCATCCACCGTGCCGTAGAGGGTGTTGTCGTTCAGCAGGGCCGACACGGCAGCCGCCAGCGATCGAGCGCCCGACAGCGTCGTGGCGATGCAGTCGATGGCCACCGAGAACTCGGCCAGTTCGGTCGTCCCGGTCAACGTGCGCACCGGCGTGCGGGCGTCGATGCTGTAGACGATGGCAGGCAGCGCCGTGCCCTCGCGTCGCCACTCCGGGCTAACGCGGGTGCTCACGAGCCCGGATACGCCCAGGTCGTCGGTGAGCCTGCGCCGTAGTGCGGTTTCGATGCTCATCGTTTTACCTTCAACCGCGCCTTGCGGGCTAGGTCGACCAACTGCGTCTCGATGACCAGCGCCAGGTCCTCTTTGAGGACCTCTGGCGGGAACTGCTGGTACGTGGCCCGCTTCACGTGCCACTGGGCCCGGCCGCTGTCCACGATCGGCGCGATGTACGACCGTGGCCGCCGCTTGTACCGGAAGCCGGTGCGGCTGGTCGTCTTCAGCCCGCGGGTGTCACCCATCGACTGGATGACCTTGCTGGATGCCTTGCGCAGGCTTTCCTGCCCGCCGTAGCTACGGTGGGTGGCGCCGTGCGTCAGCCAGTTCTGCTTGTACGTCGTCGCCAGTCGCTTTAGGCTGCGCCTCAAAAGCTGCTTGAACAGGTTGCGGCTGACGCGGTCGGGGAGCTCGAGGAAGACCTGCTCGGCTGCCAGGAACGCCCGCTGGGCGCGCTGGCTGGCTCCGGCACGCATGATGCCCAGGTTCTCCGAAGCGTTGACCTGGCGTTCCATGAAACGCTGGTAGTTGCGCAGGTGCTCCGGGGTGTTGAACGTAGCGCCGCGGCGGAAACTCATGCCGTCACCTCGAGCGCTTCGCAGTGCAGTTCCATCCGGCCCAGCGTGGGGTCCAGCACGCCGGTTACCTCGAGCACGCGGTCGGTCTTGCCAGTCTCGCGCAGCAGGATCCGGCTCTTCACCGTCACCGAGTCAATCCAAGGCAGGACGAGCCGCCAAGCCGTCTGCCCGCGGTTGATGTCGACTGAGTCGATGGACCGCCCGTCGGCCGACTCGATGTGGCCCAGCACAGTGGCCACGGTCGACCAAGTCTTGGTGGCCTGCCCGTAGGTGTCAACGGACGCGGTGTAGTTCTGCACCGCCATCTCATGTCGGAACATGCCTCGAGGGATCATCAGTGCACCCCGTGCTCCCCGAGCATGTCGAACAGCATTTGCTGGGCCTTGCCCTCGATGGCGCCGGTGCTGTCGCCGCGGTCGGCGTAGAGGCGCCCGCACAGCTGCAGCGCCAGCATGTTGATGTAGTGGTCGGCCACCAGCGTGTTCCAGTTGATGGTCACAGGACGGTTCCAGCCGTCCTCGATGAGCACTGCGACCCGCTCGCCGTCCCAGTGCTGCTCGGGGTTCTCAGTTTGCGTCACCGAGTCGTCATCGACGTA